GTGAGTGTGATGTGCCAGGATCGCAACATCCGACCAGTCCTCCTGTTTCAGCACGAACTCGAGCTGGCGGCGATCGTACCACCTGGCTGGCGTGTCCGGCCCCCACTTGATGGCGGCGCCGTGCGGCTCGAAACGCTTGTCCCTGATGTACGCCTCGGTCGATAGCTTCTTGAGGGTGTACTCGTCACCGAAGAAGGTTTCGAAGTCTATGGTGACGATGCGCATGAGGGGCTATTCTGTGGTTAATCACTTCGTGTGCGTTATCACCCGGCAAATGCCATCAGGGTCAGGCTGATAGGCAACTCCGTCGACGTAACAATCTGGGCGCGGCTCTCGTAGCCAATGGACAGCGTTCAGCGAACCATAGCCAGGCCAGTAAATCGGCCAGAAAAGGCCGCCGATAAACGCGCCAGCGCCATCGCTATTTGGGTGCTTATCGTAAATCCAACCGAACGTCAGAAATCCGACTAAGAGATAAGTGAGGACCATCGCGCCTACGATGGTGTCGCTGCCTGAGCATTCCGTCTTTTCAGACATTTTTCCCTCTCATGAACTTACTATTTTCCAAATATGCATTAAGCGGCGCGATACCGTTGATATTCTCGACCGCGCTTACGAATGGTCACGATAGCGTCGTGCATTCCGTCCTTGCTCGCCTCGACCTGGATCAGCGCGTCGAGATGCCAGACGCAGATTTTTTCGCCGGGGGCTGCATCTTCGGGCAACATCCATTTGGCGAGAGCGTTTGTGGCGTTCGCCAATTCGCATTCAGCGGAATTGACCTGCGACTTGGCGTACTCAAGGCCCTTCTTTGCCTGCTCCCATCTCTCAATGAGGCGCTTGCCTTCGCCGGTTGCGGTGTCAGGCTCGGTCGGCATTTTGCTGTTCTCCATGAACTTCATAAACTTCCGTAAGTGCGGAGCGTACTTCGACCAGCATCCGCATCGCGTCATTCGGGCGCCCATCGTCAACGTCGGCGCGGTCATCAAAGTATTCTTCGACCTCTTTTAAGGCCGCGCGCTGGCGCTCGATGATCCTGCCCCTAGCCTCGATCTCCTTCATCGCGTCCGGCATGGCGAGGATTGTGTGCTCTGTGATCTGTCTCATGTGGGCTCCGTTCGGATGATTTCTGCTGGGCAGTAAATCTCGTGGGCTACATGCCCCTGGACGACCTCAAGTGTGTGCCATCCCTTCTTCGGCGTATTGTGAGCGCGGCAATGCGGGCAGACCAACTCAATGCACCGTTGACGCTCTAGCCGGCGACCGCGCTCGAATGCTTCGTCCACGATGTCTTGCATGTCATCTACTCAACTTCCGTTACGCGCTTCCTGCCGTCGCCAGCGCTTCGGCGTAGCCGTCGGGAACGGTCTTGTCGCGGTTCTTTTGATCGCATTCGTCGCAGTTAGTGGGCTAGGCGACGTTTTTGCCCTCGACGCCGCGCGCCATCCTGGCTTTTGTCCGCGACTTGAGTGCTTCGAGGCTCAGCAAGGCGTGATGAAGGGCTTCGCCGTTTTCCTTGCAAGCGAATGGTCCCGATTGGAACGAACGTAGCCGATCAATCACGATTGCCAGCAAGACCTCTTGTGTGATGCCGTTTACGCCCACTTCGCCGATGGGGCCGTTCTGAAAGCTGATATGGTGGTCGGCGATCTTGTGCGGCTTACCGCTGCCATCGTCGGTGGCCTCGATGCGGTATTCGTGGTTCGCGCCGCCAGCGCCGGGCTGGTCTGTGACCGTGATTTCAAGGCGGTCATTGACCGGGTTCGCAATGTGGTCCGTGATCTTTCTCAGCATGTCGTTCTCCTCTGAACTTGTTAATTTCCAAAAAGTGAGTTGAGCGCGCCAGCCATCACGGTGAGACACATCAAGATCGCGCTGATCCACACGAACGAGTCCGCGGGCACACCGTGATAAACGCCCGACCCGAAAAGAAACAAGACGTATAGATGCTCGAAGGTCATATATTTCGGCCCTCCCAATGCGCCATCCAGAGCATCGCGGCGAGTGCCAGCGGGACGACGATAAAGTGAACAGCAAAGCTCGCGATTGTCGGCTGCATCCTCGTTAAGCGTTTTGCGCCTTTGACGCCAATTATGCGCTTTGCGCGTTGGGCGTCAAGCTATTTCGCCAAGCGCACGCCGTCTCGCTTTTCCTTTTTGGCCTTTAGCTTCGTGACGCGATAGCCGGCGGCTTTCACCATAGCGATAGCTTGTTCGAGTGTCATCGTGCGCTCCAATTCCATTGATTGACGTCAGGGATCTTGTAGTGGCGAAGGAACATCACGGCCAAGCAAGCGAGCTTGTAGCGCCTCCAGGCGTAGGGCGCGTGCGGCTTGCCTTGGCTGTTCTTGCCGGCCTCGTAGAGGAAGATAGACTCTTTGCTGTACCCTGTGAGATCGCTGAGCTCGGCCATGGTCAGACCCATGGCACGGCGCCAAGCGCGGGCTTGTTCGATCTCGCTCATGCTGCATCCTCCCTTGTGCGCCGCTTCACTTCTGCCAGCGCGCGGCCATAAGCATCGGTGAAAGTGTAGCCAACGAAAGCGCAGCGCGCACTGGTAACAGCATTATTTTTATAGACTTCATAGCCTTTGGCCGCACGGCGTATCCAATACACGCCGTCATCGTACACAATAGCGCCGATTCCCTCAGACATTCTGAATTTCCTTCTTCATCATATCCAAGCCCGAAATTGTCTCCAGAAAGTCGAACGCGGTCGCTGACCCGGTGTAGTCCTCGCTGCCGTCGACCTTGCGCGACCATGCAGTATAGAAGTTCTGCCAGCGCTCGATCTGGCGGTCGAGGAAGGGGATATGCTCGGTTTTGGGAAGCGTCTCGAGGTGTTGCGAGACGCGGGTTAGGTAGGCGGTGACGGGGGAGGTCATGACCGTACCCAATACGTCACACCGCTGAAGTCAATCGCGGTGTAGTCCATACGCAATTCGCGCGCCGCGCGGTCCCAATCAATACAGTTGTTAGGCCACGAGGCTTCGCTATTGATAGCGCCAATGTCATCGGCGAGCTCTTGCGCGTACTCTTTGAAGTATGAGTCGCGAATCAGTGTCTCGCCGTACTTCCAATCGGCGCAACCTTCACCCTCGCTGGCAAGCTCGCGCAACGCGACTAGTTCTAGCGCGTCGTCATCTTCTTCGAGTGCATTGATTTTGTCCTCGATCCCTTCGATGGATTCAAGTTCCTTAATGCGCTCGATAACGTCGCGCGAGTCGATAACGTCGTCGCTGTTGCTGATTTCGCGTGTCTTGGTTGTCATCTTTCATATCTCCCTTGGACTCGTCAGGCGCCGCTACCGCGGCTCGATTAAAAATACTGCCGTGATGAAGGCAACGCCGAGCAAGAACCCGACAATGCCAGAAATATACATGGCTGTGGTCACGGATGCGCCTCGTTAGCCAAGACGTGCAGGCGAACCGCGTCGATGTCTCGCCGGCGCAAAGACAAGCGAAACTCCTCTGCCTCGGCAACCGTGCGGAACGAACGGAACTCCATACCGTCATTGAACTTAACGACGCGGCCATCGTGCAGCGCGTTCATCCACTCGGCGTTGCCAATGGTCTTAAGCATGGACTTGGTAAAGCGCATGTCCGTCTCCCTTGGTTGATGGTGTATAGTATCCTGTACTAGTGGGGGAGTCAAGCGTCTTTTGTCGGCGGATCGAGATCGACCAGCAATTTCACCGGCTCTTGCGGATCTTTTACCTTTATTTTGCGTAGCTTCCGCGCCTTGGCCGGCTGTGCAAAAGTGCCTTCCATGACTTGCGCTATAAGCCGGTCATGCTTGTGGAAGCCGGGCAAGTCAATATAGCCGAGATAGTCCAAGAGGCCGATGATTCGGCGTGGATCGTCGTGCAAAAAACCTAAGCCTTTATTGCAGTTACCACAAAGCAAGCCTCGAATAGAGCCGGTTTGGTGGCAGTGGTCTATGGCGCGACCTTGGCCATTGAGCGGTAAGGTAATATTGCATCCTATATTAGCGCAGCGGCCGTTTTGCGCGTCATAGAGCGCCTGCAGCTGATATGGATTGAGCCGCGGTGCCTTGGAGTAAGGCTTAGGCGCTTTCACGCGCCAGAGAAGGCCGTCAGTGTCAATGCTCGATAGAAGGCTTTCGCCTAGACCCTTACGTCGTCTTGGCATTGAGGTACTCCATAAGGCCAAGCAAGCGCTTTTGGTTGCGTTCGAGGATGCTAAGGGCAATGGAGCAGCCTTTGCATAGCATCTTGTTGGTTTCGACGTCTATCGCTCGACCACGACCAACGGCCGAGATTGGTTTGCGGCAACCTGGATTGGCGCATTTGCCGCCTTGAGCGTTGTGAATCGCACCTAATGTGTCTAGGGCCAGGCGGTAGTGGCGGCTGCGAACGCGCTTGACGGCTGTCTTGGACTTCTCCAAGCGCTTTGCAGCGGCTTCTTCCTGAGCCTTGGCCACGGCTGGCCAGTTCGGATTGCTGAAATCTATGCGGTGTCCTGCCATGCTAAACCTCGCGTAAAGCGTTGCTAAGCGTAGAGTAAACACACAAAATATGTTATTTGTCAAGGTCTAAGTGAATGCCAATATTTGCCAAGAATGCAAAATAAATGTAGGTGCGTGAGGCGCTATGGACCTATGCGTTAGGAGATTGGTGACACCTCGCTCTAGCAAGTAACTTCAATCCTCAGGGGCTATTATATTTATAGAGTTTAGTCAATACATAATAATAATAAGCCTTTGTTTGGCCTAGCCTTTTGGCCTCAACACGCTGGCGGGTTATACCTGGTGTACAGAGTACGTATTAACCTGCCGCGCGATGTGCTACTCCCACACAATACTAAAACTCCATACCAGACTACCTCCTATCGTACACAGTAGGATTGCAACTTGGGCATGGTTTGGAGGATGGCGCGCGATATTTCTTTTTAGTGCTGCGTCGTCCGAACCGCGCGCCGTTTGGAAAATCGAATAGTATTAGATACTATTATAGTACTCTATAAAATACGACAGCCTTACTGCCCTATTTCCCAACGATCTCGCTATACCGACATCGCAAAAAACCCCACCCCCGCATGCGCTCGGGGATGGGGCAGGGAGACGGACACCTACACGTGCCGCACCGGGTGACCTGGGGAACGCGATCCGGCGCGGTCTTGTCCAAGGGAGTTGGACGCGCTATACTTACAGCATCGAGGGTGCGAGCACAAGGGAGTTTCTCATGGACAAGGACGCCGAAGACCATCTGCTTTTCCCCTCCCTGGACATCGAGCACTTGCGCCGGCTGCGCGCGCAGTTGCGCACCAACATCCCTGGCGATCCGACGCATACGGCTGTGGTCTCTACACTCCTCGGCGCCCTGGTCGATCAGGAGATCGCCTATCGCCCGCCGGTCGTGGTCACTCGTCCGCCGGTCGAGGAGCCCGAGGTCGATCACCATTCGGTTTAAAATGCCGTTCCTCCGCTCGACCGCGCTTGCCGCCGCCAACTGGGAGCCAGTGCGCACCAACGAGACGCTGGGCACGCTGACGGTCGAGTTCACCAACGGGCGGGAGTACACGCACGAGTGGGTGCCCAAGACGGTGTACGAGGGCCTGCTCGCCGCGGCGTCGCCCGGCTCGTACTACAATTCACAAATTCGAGGGGTCTATTGATGCGCCAACTCGACAAACTCGTGAAAGAACTCTGTGACGTGATCGACAAGTACTCGACGTTGCGCCAGTGTCAGATCGCCGCGGCGCTCGAGTATATCCGCTCGGGCGTGGTCAAAGAGCCCAAGAAAGCCGCGTGACCACCGCCGATCTATTTCACGCGCTCAAGCAGCGCTCGCTCAAGCTCGACAATTTCTTTCCGATCTACGACCGCCTGTTCGAGCGCTACCGGCATCGCGAGCACATCACTATCGTCGAAGTCGGCGTGCGCGACGGCGGCTCGCTCGAGCTCTGGCGTGCGCTGTTCCCCAACGCCCGCATCATCGGCGTGGACATCATGCCGGCGGCTGCACTTATGCGGCAGCAGGGCTTCGAGATTTACATCGCCGATCAGTGCGACCCGGTGTTCTGGGAGAATTTTTATCGCGACATAGGACCGATCGACATCCTGATCGACGACGGAGCGCATACCAACCGCGCGCAGATCGTCACGGTCGAGGCGGCGCTGCCGCACGTCCGCGACGGCGGGCTGATCCTCGTCGAGGACACGGTGACGAGCTACCTGGCCTATCGCGGCAACCCGTCGCGCTATTCGTTCGTCAATTACGCGCAGCGCATGATCGCCGAAATCGCCAAGCGCTCGGAGTACCTGGCCGACCGGCCGCGCTCGCGGTTCACCGATGCGGTGTGGACGGTGCAGTTTTTCGATTCCATCGTCGCCATCGAGATCGACCGCCGGCTGTGCGGGCGCTCAAGCGTGGTCGTGGCGGGACAGGAGACGCTTGGCGCGGTAGGCTACGACAACAAGCCGCTACTCGGGCAGGGGCTGCGCAGGCGGGTACGCGGCGCCGCGCGCGTCTTGGGTCTGGAGAAATCCGCGATCGCGCTGTACGATGCGCTCAAGCGCTGGCAGTACGTGATCGAGAACCAAAGGCTGGGCAGATACTTTCGATGACCGCGGTCGACGACGTCATCCTTAAGCTCGGGCGGCACCGGCCGCTGGCGCACGAGGTCCTGTTCAAGCACCGGCACTCTGACAAGACGCCGCCGTTCCACCAGGAGATGATCGAGATTTGGCACTCCGCGCTGCAGCACGTCTGCACCATGGCGTTTCGCGAGGGAGGCAAGTCGACGATCGCCGAGGAGGCGCTGGCACTCGCCGCCAACTACCGGCTGTTTCATAACTGTGTCATCGTCGGCAACACCGAGAAGCGCGCCTGCGAGCGTCTGACTGCGATAAAGTACGAGCTCTCGACCAACGAGTTGATGGCCGAGATGTTCGGGTTTCACGACGAGCACACGAGCAAGGTGTGGAATGAAGCGGAAGTCATCTTATCTAATAATGTTCGTCTCACCGCCCTGGGTCGAGGGCAGTCGCTACGCGGTACTAAATATCTCCAGTACAGGCCAGATTTCTGTTTTTGCGACGACGTCGAGGAAGTCGAGAAGGGGCAGGTCTACACCGACGAGGAAGCGCTCGAGACGATCCGGTGGTTCTTCAAGGTCTTGATCCCGGCTCTCGACAAGAACGCGAGGATACGAGTCAATGCCACTCCCCTCTCAGCCCAATCGTTACCCATGGTCCTTGCGCGTGATAGGGACTGGGTTACAAAGGTATACCCTATCGAGTACCGGAACGATGTCGGCGAGCGAAAGGCTACCTGGCCTGGACGTTATCCCCTCGATTGGGTCGACAGCAAACGCGCTTCCATGGAACGAGTCGGTCTCCTCCACGACTACATGCAAGAGTACATGTGCGTAGCCGAGGATCCAAAGACCAAGATTTTTAAGCAGGAAATGTTCAAGGTTCAACCGAGGGTGAGAACATGGGAACCGGTGTTTGCGATGTACGATCCGGCGCGGACGACGAAGGCCACGTCTGCGACCACGGGTTGGGCTGTGTTCTCGTGGATCGGGAACAGGCTGGTCGTCTGGGACGCGGGAGCTGGGCTGTGGAAGCCCGACGAGATAGTCTCACATGTCTTCGCTGTGGCCGAACAATATTCCCCAGTGACGATTGGGGTCGAGGAAGACGGACTGAACGAGTTCTTGATGCAGCCCTTGCGTCACGAGCAGTTGCGCCGTAACTTCATCATTCCCGTGGTGCCGCTGAAAGCACCCAAGGGCAAGATCGCCTTCATCGAAGGGCTACAGCCGTTCTTCTTGGCAGGGGAGATCAGCTTTGCGAAACAGTGTCCCGAGCTCGAACAACAGCTCCTCTCCTTCCCTGCCGGCAGAATCGACGCCCCAAACGCCCTCGCTTACGCGCTGCGTATGCGGCCTGGTCTTTGCGTATTCGAAGACTTTTCAAGCGAGCATGTTGCCAACGATTTGCTTGTGCGGGCGCGCACTCCAACTTGGCTCTGCCTCAACGCCTCAGCAGGACTTGTTACCGGAGTCGTCGTACAAGTCGTGGACGGCGGACTACACGTATTAGCCGACTACATTCGCGAAGGAGATGCCGGTGCGGTCCTGGCGAACATGGTTACGGACGCGCGTCTCGACTTCCCCGAGTGCCGTTGTGTTGCCCCTCTTGCTCATTTTGATACTTACGATCGCTTTGGTCTTAGGGGTGCTGTCGCACGCGTTCCAACGGAGTTGCGCCGCGGAGCATCCCTTGAAGTGGGGCGAGACGAGATACGGCGACTCCTTCGGCTGCAGATAAAAGGCTTCCCGGCATTTCGCGTCTCAACTAAGGCATCGTGGACGCTCAACGCCATGGCGGCCGGCTACGCGCGCGCAGTCGATAAGCGCGGCGTCGTTACCGAACAGCCGACCGAGGGGCTCTACGCCACGCTGATGCAGGGACTGGAGGCGTTTACAGGGCTGATGCGGATTGGTACACTCTCCGACAGCGTGCCCAATTACCGGGTCACCGAGGGGGGCCAGCGGTATGTCTCTGCATTGCCGAACCGGACTGCTCCGCTTCCTGCTAAAGACGAGTTGCTGCGCGACTTTGGCGCTGTCACTGATCGCGGGAATTTGTCGGCAAGACGCTGACGCACAGAACGCGCCGCTCGGCGGCTTCAGCACTCAGGTTGCGACGACTGTTTCCGCTGCCAACGGCTTCAGCAATCCGTCGCAGCTGGCGGCGAATGCCGGCCGGCAGTCTTGCTTGATCCAGTATATCGGCGCGGCGACGACGGCGACCGGCTATATTTTCTTTGGACCAACCGCGCCGAGCGTGACCAGCACATCGTTCCAATTGACCAGCCGGCAGACTATCGGCTGCGGCTCGGGTGACGGCACGGTGGACAACAACGCGGTATGGATCGCGGGCACAAACGTCGGCGACTTGTTCATCATCAAAGTCAAATAATGGCCGAAGAAGACGACGTCCGAACCGGAGTCACCGACGAGGAAGACATCGTCGCGCCGGGCATGCAGACTTCATCGCGCGAGGAGGAGCTGCTCGACAAGCCCGGTGTCGAGAAGGCGTGTCTCGATCTTTACAAGGATATCGAGAAGGCATTTCAGGACCAGTGGGATCGAGAGAACTCGATTATGGACTACTGGGACATCTACAATTGTCAGCTCAGTCCGAACCAGTTCTATTCCGGTAACTCCAAGATTTTTGCGCCGATCGTGCACGACGCGATCAATGCGCGCGTGACCCGGTTCGTCAACCAAATATTCCCGCAATCGGGCAAGCACGTTGAGGTTTCGGCGTCCGAAGACAAGCCGATGGCGCTGCAGTCGCTGCTCGAGTTCTATATCCGCAAGTGCAAATTGCGCACCAAGGTCTTGCCGCCGCTTTTGCGCAACGGCGATGTCGAGGGGCAGTACACTATCGCACTCGGTTGGGTGAAGAACGAGCGACGCGTGGCGATGCGCGTGCACAAGGAGCCGACAGTCGACGCGCTCTCGATACCGGGGGAAGAGGAGTTTGAAGACATCCAAGAGGAAACGATCGTCCATCAATATCCGAGCGTCGAGGTTATTGCGGACGCCGACTTCGTTCTCCTGCCGGCTACTGCGGCGTCGATCGACGAAGCGATCGAAGCGTCGGGCGGATCGGTAACGCTGCTGCGACGATGGTCGAAGGCCAAGATCCGGCAACTGATCCGCGACGGCGAGATCGACAAGGCGGAAGGTCAGGCGCTCCTGCAGACTATGAACGCCAAGAAAACCGAACAATATCCGAACAAGCAGAAGGCGATGACGGATGCGGCCGGTGTCAAGTACGACGCGGGCAAGGCGACTGCTCTCGTCTACGAGACGTGGACCAAGCTTAAGATCGAAGGCGAGCGTCTGATCGTGCGCATCTATTTTGGCGGCGACAAGCAGATACTCTCGGTGCGGCGCAATCCGTACTGGTGCGACAAGGTGCCGATATTGTCGTCTGCAGTCGAGAAGATCGAAGGTTCGTTCAAGGGCGTGAGCAAAGTCAAGTACGTCGACACCATCCAGTATGCGGCGAACGATGCTTTGAACGAAGGCATGGATGCGGCGGCTTATGCATTACTCCCGATCATCATGACCGACCCGGAGAAGAACCCGCGGGTCGGCTCGATGGTGCTCAATGTCGCCGCGGTGTGGGAGACGTCGCCCAAGGACACGCAATTCGCTCAGTTTCCGCCGCTGTGGAAGGATGCCTTTACGATTGTCAACTCGTGCAAGGATCAGATATTTCAGACGCTCGGGATCAATCCGGCGATGATGCCGCAGCAGATCATGGCGCCGGGTAAGAAGCCTAATCAGGCCATGATCGCCAACGAGCAGCAGGTCGATATCCTGACGACCGCGGACGCGGTGACCGGGGTCGAGGGCGAGATTTTGACGCCGATGCTGCAGTGGTTCATCGCGCTCGATCATCAGTTCCGCGACAAGCCGATGACGTTGCGCGCGTTCGGCGAGCTTGGCGTCCAGATCGAGATGGAGGAGATCGAGCCAGTGCAGATGAACCGGCGGTTCGAGTTTCGCTGGTTCGGTGTCGAGGCGGCGCGCAACATGCAGCAGTTGCAGCAACAAATGGCTACGGTCAACGTGCTTCGCGGCATACCGCCCCAGATGATTCCCGGCTATCAAATTCAGCTGGCGCCAATCATCGGGCAGCTTGTGGAAAACTCTTTCGGTCCACGACTCGGCGGCCAAGTATTTGTCGACATTCGCAAGCAGTTGACGCTCGACCCGCAGTTCGAGAACACCATGCTCGAGGCTGGCTTCCAGCTTGTGCCGCATCCGATGGACGACGACGCCGCGCACATCCAGGCGCACATGCAGCAGGCTCAGCAGGGCGGCGACTACCACGGCACGCTGCGCGCGCACATCATGCGGCACCAGATGCAGATGCAGCAGAAGGCCGCCGCGACGGTCATGCAGGGGCAACAGGCCCTGCAGGGCGGCCAGCCGGGTGCTCCCGGCGGTGGCGGCGGACAGCCGCGTCAGGGCGCCGCTCCGGGCCAGCCGCGGATGCAGGGTCCGCCCGGCATGATTCATCAGGATCGCATGCACACAGGGATGCCACGAGCGGTGAGGGGGTAGGAATGCGAAAGCTGATCCTGATCGCGGCGCTCCTGTTCGCCGTCTCGCCGGCCTACGCGCGTCATCATGCGAGGCACCATCATCACCGACATCACTACGTGCACGTCGTCCGCGCTTCCAACATGGCGGAAGGGCTCGGTCATGGACTTATCCACATGCTCAACTCGGCGCGGCCGACCGACTGTTATGGTATTGCTTGGTGCGGCTGTTACATGCGCCATGTCATGGGCGTTGCCGATCGCGCTTATAATCTCGCATCGAATTGGGCGCACTGGGGGTCTCCGACTTTTCCGCACGTCGGCGCCGTTGTCGTCTGGCCGCATCATGTCGGTGTTATTACCGGTGGCGGCCCGGGGCATTGGGTTGTCACTTCGGGCAACGACGGGCATGCTGTGCGTACCCGGCCCCGTTCGCTAGGAGGCGCGATAGCGTTTCGAATATGATCCAGGCAGCTCTTATCGCCGAGTGCAACCGGCTCTGGCCGAAGTGCTATATTTTGCCGAAACGCAAGCCGGAAGTAATGTCGGTTTCTCAGCGTCTTTGCGCGCCCGAGTCGAAAGCGCTTTATCAGCGCGTCTCCGCGCTTGTCTGGGGTACGCCCGATCGCTGGTGGTTCGTGGCGATCGTGCACGAGCGCGAGGCGTCAGGAAATTTTAAGGCTTCGATCGCACAAGGCGATCCGTGGAATGAGCGCTCGACGCACATCCCGCGCGGCATTGGACCCTTTCAAAGTTTCGTCGATGCGGCGCAGTTTACCTTACGCAAGTTGCCGCCTTATCCCGCGAAGTGGAGCGACTGGACAATCGGGGGTGTACTTGCTCTTTTTATCCAGTATAATGGAACCGGTTACGAGGACTGGCATCACGAAGTGTCGCCTTACGATTGGGGCGCAACCAACGTCGAGGAAATCGGTAAGTACATTGCGGACGGTAAGTACGATCCCACTGTGTGGGATACGCAGATTGGCTGCGCGGCGCTTATCAAAGGCATGATGGAAGTCGATTCGTCGATCAAAATCGAAGGCGCCGCAGCGGCATGAGAAAAGCATCTATCGCTGTTGTCTATGGCTTAGGCGGGGCGTGGTTCGATCCGCAGGCCGGCGAAAATTATCTCGTGTCGAGACTTAAAGCGATCGGGGTTGAAACAGGCAACTCGCCTTACCAGTATAACGACAGCCAAGGCGTTTATGACTTGCTGCACGCGGCGCCTGATTTCCGAGGGATCATCGGCGACAGCTTAGGTGCATGCAACGCGCCTCTTTTCGCTCAACAGTTCAGCGGTCGCGTCGACTATATTGCCGGGTTTCAACCGAGCGTGTACGGCAATCATGTTGCGGTGACGCCCAACGTCGTTCGCGCGCATTGCATCTATGATCCGTATTTCGTCGATACTGGCGGACTTGGTGCGTATTGCTGGGAGCTCGCCGCCGGCAATAAGACGACCAAGCTCATGGTAACCGAGCACCGCGGGGCGCACCCCGATGATTACGGTTATTCGCAAGACATCGTGTTCAACGAGGTCAAGTCTTTGATCGGAGCCTAAAATGCTGACGCTAAGTCCCGGTGCCCGCTTTTGCATTGGTTTGGCCATCACTCTTGCGATCGGTATCAGCTCGGGCGCGGTCGTTCTGACCAATGCGATTCCGGCCGATCTCATTAAGCCTGTGACGGCATGGGCCGGCATCATCGCTTTTCTCGGCTCTGCGGCGCAGACCGGCCTCCAGGGTCTCGGCATGACGACTGCGAATAAAGTTGCAGCCGCGGCATCTGATCCCAACATCAAGCAGATCGTAACGACGACGGAAATCGCCAACTCGCCGACGTTTGCTCCGGTCGACAAGGTCGTGAGCAAATGAGCGACCATTGGATCGAAGACGAGTTCTTACGGTTCGAGGACTTCTCGAATCAGGAGATCGTCGAGGTCAAATCGGCCATTCCGATCGCGCTCGAGTTCATCAAGCTTCTGCAGAAAGACGAGCAGGACTTCACGAGGCTGTTCATGCTAGGCAAGCAGCTGCTCCCCGTTGCGAATATCGTTCTTACAAAGCTTAAAGGAAGGTTCCAGTCATGAATTGGTCGGCCATTATCGCGATCGTGACTAGCGTCATCAGTGACATCCCCGCGATCGTCAAAGCTTGGGATTCTGCACCGAGCAACGGTCTGGCGAAAGTCGGCGCCGTGATCGCTAATTCGCCGGTCGTGAACGATCTGGCCAATATCGGCGCGCAGCTGTTTCCAAAACTGTCTCCGACGATTCACGCCGCCGCGGCGGCGCTCGTAATCGCGCATCCGAACAACACGTCGTGGATCCAGAGCGCGCTCAATGTTCTTGCTTCAAGCGGCTATATCAGCCTGCCGGCGCAGCTGGTCGTAGACGGTCTTTACGGTCCCAAGACCTTCGCCGCGGTTGAGGCGGTGCAGACCAAGCTCGGCTTGCCGGTGACCGGCTTTGTCGCCGACGCCGAGTACAATGCCATCGCAGCGCTTCTTTCCAAGCTTTGAGCCTCTGCTATGGAAACCCTCTGGCCGTATCTTCTTCAGGCTGGCGGGCCTGCGGCAGTAGCTTGCCTCGGCTGGTGGTTATCTGGCCGCTTGCAAGATGTAAAAGACCATGCAGATGAGGGGCTTAGGCGCCACGAGGAAAAAGAGTTGGCGCGTTTTAACGAATCCGATCGGCTTGCGCAGCATCGTCACGAGGAAAATATCGGGCGGTTTGTTCGGATAGAAACCAAGATCGGCTATACTTCTCCGAACGGTCATGGCTATTGACACCCTTTTGTATTTAATCCATCTTTTGACCTTCGCTTGACCCCCGTTACGGGTCGCCTCGACTGGTGGCCGTAAGTCACTTCATGGAGCGTGTGCATTGGCGCAGGAAGGTGATCCCGAGGATGTTGTTGATCTCGAGCCGCAGGAAGATGCGGACGTAGAGCAACAGGATCTGGAGGTTGAGGAGCAAGAGACCGAGCCCGAACAGGACGAGGTCGATGCTGCCGCAGCCGCCACTCAGGATCGCCAAGAGCCCGGTGAGCAACGCCAGCAGCCAACTCGCGGTGAACAGCGGCAGCAGCGATTAGCCAATGAGCTTCGAGAAGCTCGGCAGCGCGAAGCCGACTTAAACCGCCGACTTGACCTGGCGCTCGCCGCGCGAAGCCCGCAGCCGCAACAGGGTGAAAGCCCCGAAGCCCGCGCGCAACGCTTGGCACTGTTGACGCCTGAAGAAAGGATTACTGCCGAGCTGCAGGAAGCCAGACGCGAATTTTCTGGCGAGTTGCAGCGGATGCGGTTTTCCAATCAGGATGGCACCGACAGGGCTGCTTTTCAAGCGAAGGCTACGGTCGACCCGCTTTACAAGAAGTGGGAGCCAAAAGTCGAGGCAGAACTGACGCAGCTACGCCAGCAGGGCATGAACGTCGAGCGTGAGCGCCTGATGTACTACCTGATCGGCAAGGCAGCGGTTGAGGCACGAGGGGCATCGAAGGGCACGCAGCGCGCCGCAGGGCAACAGCGGGTCCGACAGCAAACCACTCGGCCGGGCAATTCTGGCTCTGACGTAGCGGCGCAACGGCGTCCTGATCGTAGCAATTCTCTCGAAAGGCGGCTGGAGAACCAGTCACTTTAAGCGGCACTTAGGGGCGCCGCAGGAGAGAAGCGATGGCCGTCAATCAGTCGTCATCCTTTCAGGCTGACATTGAAGCCTATATTGCCGACAAAACCCTTCCTCTCGCGCGCCGACAGCTGGTGGTTTACCAGTTCGGCGACCCGCTAACTCTCCCCAAAGGGCGCGGGCTTACCTATACCGCCACCCGATATAACCGCGTTTCCTTGCCGTGGGCGCCGCTCTCCGAGGGCGTGCCGCCGGTCGGCGAGGTCATGACGATCGGTCAGGTCACCGCGACCGCTCTGCAGTGGGGCGACAAGATCACCATTACCGACGTCGCGGAGATGACGATCAAGCACCCGCTGTTCAAGAAGGCGATCGAGCTTCTCGGCCTTCAGGTGGCGGAAACGCTGGAGCGCAACACCTTCAACAACCTGATGGGCGGCGCCCAGATCAACTACGTCAATTCCCGCGGCTCGCGGGCGTCGCTGACGACCGGCGACGTGATGAATACTCACGAGCTTAACCGCGCCTATGCGATGCTCGTGACTCTCGGCGCTCCGCGTTTCATGGGCGACGAGATGACCGATACCAAGCTCGAGGCCGATGCCGGCGGGGCCAAGGCGTCGAGCAACCCACGGTCGATGCCGCATTACGTCTCGGTCATCCATCCGTTTCCGGCTTCGGACCTACGCGAGAACCAGGCGATCCAGACCGCGTGGTCGTACTCGGACATCAACCGGCTTTACAACTTTGAACTCGGCGAGTGGTCGGGTATCCGGTTCTGCATGTCGAACATGGTGCCGACTTTCACCGGCATCGCGCTCATCACCGGCACGCCGGGGTCCTCGGGCAACCTGGCGACTTCGACCACCTACAATATCATCGTTACCGCCTCGGACACGCAAAACCAGTACGAAAGCCAGATTTACCAGGTGTCCGGTAACCTTTCCGTTACGGGCCCGAACGGCTCGATCGCGGTGACGCTGCCGACGCTTGCCGGCTACACCTTCAACATTTATGTCGGCACCAGCTCGAGCCCGTCGAATCTGGGTGTCTGCGCAGCTGGCCCGACAAGCGGCCCGTTGCAGGGGCAGGCGACGCAGTTGGCCGGCGGTCAGACCGTGACCATCACCGGCATTGGTGTTGCGCAGATCCCGCCCGCGGCGCCGGCAACCGGTGTCACCGTCTATCCGAATTTCGTGTTCGGCCGCGGCGCCTACGGTCAGGTCATGCTCGATGACACGAAGTTCACCTACCTCAAGGAAGCGGATAAGTCCGATCCGCTCAACCAGCTTCGCGTGGTAGGATGGAAGACATTCCACGGCACTCTGTTTTTAAACCAGCAGTTCATGATGCGAATTGAATCAACTTCTGCGTTCAACTCCACGTTCGGCTAAGATAGTTGATCGCGGAGACGAGCGTAGAAACGCTGTGGTGGAAATGCCCGATGACCAGATTGCAACTGGAGCAAAGCAACCCTCGGACTTTTCCAGTGTCGTGGCAGTGATCGACATGAAAGCGACCTTTACCTCCAGGTTTGTCGGTGCCGCAGATCGCGCAGCAGCCGTTCTGTTCTTGCAGCATGCGCGCGAAAGCGCCGCGCTCAAGACCGTAGGATTTTTTCAGACCGTATTCATGCCAACGACCTGGATCGGCTTGTCTTCGTCGTTTTTGATCTTCTGCCATCTTCGCAAGATTTTGTCGGCGCCACGCGTCATGCCGAGCGCTATTACACGGCTTGCAATAAACTTGGTAACCGTGGACGGTGGCACTACTCTTGTGAAACTCCGACAGCGGTTTAGTTTGTCCGCACTTCGGGCATTCTTTTTCTCCGCTGGAAAGATCGAGTGGTTTGCCGCGCATAGTTGCTTCTCCCTTGTTGGAATGTCCAACATAAAAGCAACTCTATAAGGAGTCAAGCGATGGCTTATAGGCTGACGTACACAGCGACTCTTTCCTGGGTCGGACCCGGCATGGGCCCTATCGGCTCGCCGCAGAACTACGGCGCCGGATCGACCGGCAACGCGCAGGCGTTGACGCTTGGGAATACGGCTGGGGGGCAGTCGATTACGGGCACGGGCACCAGTGGCGCGCTCGCTTCGGCCGACATCACGACGCTGACCAATGCCATGGCGGCTGATATCAGTGCCCAGATGAACCTGACGGCCAATCTCGGCAAGGCTCAGGGCTGGACTTCGGGTCAGCCGTAAGGAGGACTCGGTGGCCACCAAGACTCTTGGCACGAATGCCACGACGACTCTGACCGGCTTTCAGCTGCCCGCCTCCTATGTCGGGCAGAGCCTCATCAGCGATGCGGATTGGGCGACGGTCATGTCGTCGATCTTTGATGATTCTCGCAATCCGCAACAAAAGCTCAATCAGCAGATTATGAACGCTGCGCTGGTCCGCTCGGGCAACCTGGTTGTACCCAATCGCGGGGTGTTGCGCATCCTGCCGGGTGACTGGGTCGGCGTGGACCCAAACGGCTGGCCAATTTTGATCGGCTACCAGTCGATGGCGGCGACTTTGACCGTGACCGGTACGCCGACGAGCGGCAGCGCTGCGCTGGCGAGCCTTTCGGCTAACGTCTTGCAGCAGGGGTGGTGGCCTGGGATGGCGCTTTCGGGCACTAATATTGCCTCAGGCGCGGTCATTTCGGCGATTGCCTCTGACGGCAAAAGCCTTACAATGAGCAAGAACGCGACCGGTTCGCCTGGTGCGACGACCATCACGGCGGGGTCGTGGACACACAGCTAAAGGTGTTCAATGACCAAACGAGACGTAGCGAGCGCGCTTGGCGAAATCGACAAGCGGCTTGACACAGCTATTCTTGACGACGAAACCCGCGCGGCGATCAAAGCGAAAGCGCGGGAGCATGTCGATAAGAAGCGGCGTGACGAAGCGGAAGCGAAGCTTCTCGCCGTCGAAATTCGCAAAGCAGAAATCGAAGATCGTCCGACAGAGCAGGACGAAGACATCCTGATTGACATCCCGCCGTTCGTCGCGGCCGAGAAGCTCGGCGGCGCCTGCATCACGCTCGACGGCAAGATGTTCTTCCATGGCGTGACCTATACCGTTCCGTACTCCGTCGCGCGCACGCTCGACGACGTCATGGCACGGTCGTGGGAGCATGAGCGCGAGATCCACGGGCAGCGGCGCAAGGCCGATGTCAGCCGTCGGCCGCTCATGCAGACCATCCGTCCCGGCATGGAAGGACCCGTCGGCCGCGTCAATACCCGCTCGTTCCTTAACGAAAATACGAGCGTGTGATGCTGGATAAAACCAACAACGAACAGCCAGAAATCCTGGTTGGAGAAGACGGCAAGGAACTGGGCCTGAGCATCCGTTTGGCGTGCGCGGTCGGTCAGAACCGCTCGCTTGAGTTTGGTTTGGGCGTTCCTCTGCACTGGTCTGAAGACAGGATCAATGCGCAGGTCGACAAGATCATCAAGGTTGTTGAACGCCAAGCCGCCAAAGGCGACTTGCTCTCGATCAAGGGCACGTTGCAGACGCTCGAACACCAGCTCGAGACGAATCGCCAGCAGATGCGCAACCACGAAGCGAATGCGCGCAATGCTTGGGTCGACAGCAAGAAGCATGGCGACTTCAAGCTGACGGGGCAAGCCGCGACGCAGATGCAGAACTTCGAGAATACCGAGCGAACGCAAATCGAAGCGATTAAGAAGCTCCGCGAGGAGTTGAAAGTTGTCGAGGAGCGATGCCGTTAACGGCGGCCCAAATATGCACGAGAGCTTGTCAAATTGCCCGCGTTCCAGGTTTTCTTACTGACGCGGGCAATTCGCTGAATGTCGTCTTGCAGGAACTCTGTCAAGACTGGGATTTCGAGCACGCCAAGAAGACCTACAACTTCAATTTCAATACCGCGCAGTTGAACTATAACGGGCAGGCGTACCAGGAATTTCCGACTGACTATCTGCGTGTCATCAAGAACGAGTGCTGGTATTTCATCAGCGGCGTTCCCTACCCGATGATTCATCTCGATATGAGCGAGTTCGACATGCTCGTCGAGCAATCCGGCGTGTCGAATTTTCCGGTGTTTTTCTATGTCGACACTTCGGGTAACGGGCTGTTCAACTCGTTGATCGCAGGCACTCCCGGTACGCTCGGTGTCCCCGTGGCTGTATTCTGGATGCCGCCGAGCGGCGCTTATGCGATGACGGTGCGGTACTATTCGCAGATGCCGGACATCACGACTCCATCGACTAGCTCTACCGTGCCCTGGTTTCCCAATCAGAACTATCTGATTACGCGCGTGGCCGGTGAGCTCATGAAGGACGCCGATGACGAGCGCGCAACAGCGTTCTTGTCCGACGATGAAGATCGTTATCCGAACGGAGCCGGTGTCATCCTTCGCAATTATCTGAAGATGCACGGGGACAAGGGTGATCGAGCAAGGACGGTGTCGCTCGATCGGCGTCGGTTCGGTCGTGCGTTTGATCGGCTTAAGAATACAAAACAGATTGGGTGGTGAGATGAAAAAGCTTCTTGCCACTTTTCTTTTCTTTGCGCTTTTGACATCCGCACAGGCCCAAAAATCGAAGACGACGTTGCAGGCCGAGATCGCTACGAGCCTCGCGAGCGGATCCGGCATCACTGCGGCGACGTTGCGCAGTGTGCTTGATGACATGGTTGTTTCATGGATCGACCTCTTGGGCGCTACCGGTACGGCAACGGGGGTTCTCAATAATTCTCCGTCGCTTACGACACCGACGATCGCCACGCCGACGATCAATGGCGGTGTGCTGAGCAACATAACTCTTGGGATCGTTGGTACGCCGTCGTTGACCGTCAACGGTATAAATGAAACTTTGCCGGCTCAACCGGCGACATTGGCGGCAATTAATCTTGCGAACACGTTTACGGCGACGCAGACTTTCAATACTGTTATTGGCGCTACTCGAACGCAAACAGGAACAACCGACACTCTTCTTCCTAGCGATTGCGGAGAAGAAATTATTTATACGAACACGGCGACTGTGACCGTGACTATTCCTGCAACGCTACCAGTTCCTTGTTTCATTGCTCAATATCAGCACGGCACGGGAAAGGTCGTGAACAACGGTTCTGCGGTCGCAACTGCCACGCTGCATAGTTTTCACGGTTATACCGGTACCGCGGGGCAGTACGCTATCATCGGCATTAATATTCCGACAACGTCGATCGCGATCTTAACGGGAGATGGTTCGTGATCGGTCGGATTCTCGCAGGTTGTTTTTTACTTTTCGCTCTGGGGCACGCAATTGCTCAAGTGGGGCAGGTCCCCGGCTGGCCGCCGATTCAAAATATCAGCGCCGCCGGTGTGACGTGCGGCGTAGTCTATTCAACATCCTTGTCCGGCGACAGCGGTCCTGAAGCCAATAATGCTTTCAGAAGTGTATCAAGCCCGACGACAGGCGGAACAGGGTGCGGGCATGTCACTGTAGAATTTGTCGCCAGCGCTGCGGGCGGGGCGATGACGGTCACTAAAGCGACGATCTGCATTCAAGGCGTGGCAAGCGCCTGCACGGCCACTCCGACAAGCCTTTTGGTTAGCGGCAGCTCGAGTTTTAGTGTGGCTCAAGGGACAACACAGACCAGCGACTCAACAGCGTTCACTTTTACGACCGGGCAGACTTTACTGGTTTCGCTTGATTTTGGTTCGCCTGCCAACGCACGAACTAACGGGAGCGGGTCGTTTTATTTTTGTGTCAGCTGCTCGATAGCGGCTCAGGCCAGCCCTTCGGGGATGACGGTTTCTTCGGGTCAAGTCGGTTACGATAAAATTACAGCGGCACCGTGAGGAGAGTTTTAATGTCGCGACTGTTTTTTGTTATTGCGAGATTGGGAATGCTCGTTGCGATGCTATCGCAAGTAGCAAGCGCGCAAATCGCGCCGTCCGGTCCCTTCGTGGCCGGGCACGTCCTTGGTGATAGCAGGAATAAGGCCGGGTGCATCAACGGCTCGGCCGACTTTCTGACCTACCTCAAGGCTTACTTGCCGCCGAATTGGGCCGCTGCGACGCTCATCAATGATGCGCAGTGCGGACAGAACTTAGAGACGACGGATTTCAATTATAATCCGATAGCCTACCCGAACTCAGGCTGGTGGAATTTCGATATCCTCGTGATGAGCAGCGTGAACAGCGCGCTCGGGGCACCGTCTGGCCCTGGTGCTCCGGCTGTCACGCCGGGCGGCGACAGCGCTGCGACGATGTATGGCTATATCCAAAACATCGCGGCAAAAGCGCTCAAGGCCGGGCACATTCTGGTCCTCGGTATCGAGCCGGCCGTTGGCTCGCTCAGTCCGACGCAACTCGCGCAATATCAACAATTGCAATTGATGCTTCTCCAAGCACCGCAGATGGGGCAGTATCTTGTGCGGCTGGACACGGTGTTCCCGACCAACGTGGACCCGGTCGACTATTTTGACGCCACGCACCTATACACCGCGACCGGGGCGCAAAAGATCGCGCAGCAGATCGGCTCGACGATCTCGCAGCAACAGTTCCAGCCGCCTTATCAGTGCGGCGATCAGTGCCAGATCGTGCAGCCGCCACCGCCATCGCCTTGCGTTCCGGGCACCGCATATTCGGCAACCCTGACTGGCGACAGTGGACCAGAGGCGGGAAACGCATTCAGGAGCGCTACGACCCCGACAATTACCGGGTCCGGCTGCGGACATGTCACCGTCGAATTCGCCGCGAGCGCTGCTGGCGGCCCAATGAACGTCAATCACGCTTCGATTTGCGTTCAGAGTTCAGGTAGCGGTTGTGCCTCCGCTCCGGTGCCCCTCTTGGTCGGCGGCAGTGCCAGCTTCACCGTCGCGCAGGGCGGGTCGGCGACCAGCGATCAGGCTGCATTCTCGTTCACCACGGGGCAGGTGCTACTGGTGTCGATTGACAACGGCTCGCCATCAAATGACCGTGCAACCGGCACCGGCCCTGGCTTCTATTATTGCGTCGGTTGCGCTACAGCGTTGCAGCAGAACCCAGCCGGACTGACAACTGTCTTAGGCCAAGGACCGATCGGATTCGACCAGGTTACCGTGTTACAATAGTGGCTTCTAATGCAGCGACAATCCAAAGTCATACCTTGGCGACCTCGCGGATTGTCCGATACGCTTGACGCGTCGAACACGTTTGCTGGCGCCATGTCGTCGCTGCAGAACCTTATTCCTGATCCGACGACTCGCGGTTTGTGGCAGTGCCGACCGGCATCGCTGAAGATCGCTCTTTTTCCTCCTGCTTCGGGCGATTTCAATGCTACCGACTTTTCCCCGCTCGATTTCAGCACTAGCCTTGTGCCTTATGGGTTGATCTCGGCCCTTAAGGTCATAGGCAATTTTGCTTATGGCATGGTCGCAAGCGGGGCGTTCTCAGGGCACGACGAGGCTTTTTGCTACAACTTGTCGACCGGCGCCTTCGTGACCATCACCGGCATGACGAATACGAATTTGCCGACGAGCCCGGCAACGACGGGGACGTGGACTCCACCGACAATGTCCTTGATCGGTGCCAAGCTGGTCGTGACGCATCCTGGTTTTACTGGAGCAAGCAACGCGTGGTTCGGCGTTCTCGATATTACTAATCCGGCAGCGCCGACTTGGACGGCACAGAATCTTACAGGCGCAATCACCTTCACGACGCCTCCAAGCGCTGTAGCTCAATTCAATTCACGCGCTTATTGGATTACGAACGCTCCAGCTCAGCCCGCGGTTATTTTTTCCGATTCGCTCAATCCAACGAATTGCACGAACTCGACTCAGATTTTGACGTTTGGCGATAACGTGCCTTTGACGGCGCTCGGGGGTTTGCCTTTGAGCAACCAACTGGGCGGCATCATCCAGTCCTTGATGGTGTTCAAGGGCGTACAGAATATCTATCAGATCACAGGCGACGCCGCGGCTACCGGCGGTCTTCAGCTTAACACTTTGAATATCGCGACCGGTACGCTCGCGCCCAACACGGTGGTATCGACGCCGAAAGGATTGGCTTTTGTTGCACCGGACGGCGTGCGGCTGATCGACTTTTTCGGTCGCGTCTCCGATCCCATCGGCTTGGACGGCATGGGGGTCACCGTGCCGTTTCTTTTCGCAGTGACGCCCTCGCGCATGTGCGCTGCTTGTAACGGTGATGTGTTGCGCGTCTCGGTGCAAAACGGCAACGCCAGCGGAAGCCCGAATCAGGAATATTGGTATGACCTCGCTCGGCAGATATGGTCGGGTCCGCATACTTTTCCGTTTTCTCAAATCCAACCTTACGCCGGGACTTTTATCGGAGCGCCAATCGGGGTTACGGCTTCGCTCTGGCAGTCTGACCCAGTGCAATCCATCACTAGCACTTTCGTCGAAAACAGTGTGCAGCTGTCCTGGGTGGCCTCGACGCCGTTGCTGCCAATAACCGATCAAATGGTAAACAAAGCCATGACCGAGGCTATTTGGTTTCTCGGTTTGTCGGCGTCTTTCCCGGTGGTTACCATCAGTGCGCTTGATGAAAACGCTTCCGTGCTCAATTCGGTTACGGTCAACGCCTCGGGTACGGCAACTATTTGGGGGTCATTCGTCTGGGGGGCGGCGTTGTGGGGCGGTCAGAATAACGCTATGGCACCGCGGCAATTGCAGTGGACTGAAGTTATCGTTTTTACTAGACTTCAGATACAGGCATCGGGGACGAGTGCCCAAGGCGTCAAGATCGGCACTTTGCAGTTTCGTTGGCAAATTCTTCGTTATCTGTCGAGCATCGCAGCCGCATGAAAAAATGGCTTAGCACGATCGCAGCGTCTTTCCTGCTGGTTACAGCCGGCTTCAATCTTCACAGCTACATCCGCGAAGCCAAGGCAGGTGTGACGTGTTCGGTGCCGTTCAATCTGACGAACGGAACGACGGCCGACGCGTCGCAGGTCATGGCGAACTACAACGCCTTGATTGCGTGCTTGGCGAACGCTGCTGCGGCCGGCGTCAACAATGATATTACGTCGTTGCTCGGTTTGACTACTCCGCTTCCGCCATCTGAAGGCGGCTCGACGGTTTTCATCGGGCAAACTCCGACTGCGTCAGGCAACACGATCGTTGTCGCTTCCACGACGCCAAGCGGCTTTAGCTATACTAAAGGCTATACGGTCGTTTTCATTGCGCAGGCGACGAATGTTGCGACGCAGACGATCAACGTCAATAATCAGGGGGACGTAAACCTCTTTAAGCAAAGTCCTTCAGGTCCGACCGCTTTAACCGGCGGGGAAATAGCGACCAATCAGATTGTTTCAGCGACCTATGACGGTACGGAATTTCAAACCAATCCGGTGCCGAACGTTACGCCGAGTTTTGGTTTGTCGACGAATGCCAGCCAGACTGCGATTCAGATCAATACCAACCAGCCGCCCTACGGGTTTGACTCGCCGGTCAATTTGGGACTTCAGGCTTATGCCGACGCTGGTAACCTTCTGCATGTCAATATCGTGCAGGCAAATGGCCAGGCGCCGTCCGCAACGAGCACGGGGCCTGTTCTTATTCCTTTTTCGAACCCCAATAATGGGCAAGTCAGCTGGGTTGCAGTCACTGCCTCGACGAGCATCAATACCAATGCCACAGGCGCCTCGCTCGGCAGTTTGAATAATACTCCGTTTCGTTTTTGGATTGTCGCCTTCAACAATAGCGGAACGGTCGTACCGGCCCTTTTCAATGCTTCAGTTCCGACGCCGACGGTTCAAGTGTATCCTCTCGATACCAGCACGCCGCAGAGTTCGACCGCGGTGAGTGCCGCTGCGACTAGCCCCGGCGTCTTCTACACTCCGAACGGGACAACGGTCTCGTCGCAGCCTTTCACGATCCTGGGCTATCTTGAATATGCGAACGGTTTGGGGACCGCGGGTACCTATGCAAGCAACCCGACAAAGATTCAGCTATTTGGTCCCAGCATCAAAAAGCCGGGTGATACAGTACAAGGGCCGTTTTTCAACCAGGATGCTACCCTGGTAGGGCCTGGCGGCAGTTATCAAGCAAGTCGTGTGCAGCAAGGCATCACGCCGACGAGCAAGGTGAATTTGATCGAAGTTCACGGCGTATGGGCCGGGCAATGCGGCGGTTCAGATTCGATGTTCGTGGCTCCAGGGCGTATCGGGGCGGGTGCGTTTGGCGGTATTAATATCGTCGGCGCCGCGGGTACTGTCGACTTTACCGGAATGGTCGAAGGGATAGACGCTCCAGCTTCTGTGGCTTCTAATACCTATGCGATATTCTTAAAAAGCGGAGGAGGCTGTAGCATCAATTCGCTTGCCGGCAGTAACAGCACCATCAGCGTGCGGGAAATCCAGGGATGATCGCCGTTCTTTTTTTCGTGCTCGCGGTCCTGTGCGTCCCTGTCCTCCCCGATGGCGCCGAGATCCCGCGCTGGGCGCTGATGGCTTGCACGGCAGGCATCATGATTTTTAGGGTCGAGCTGACATCGACCTATTTCATCGTCATGGCGTATCTCGCCGGCATGGCGCTGCTCGCTCCTGGCGGGTACGACGCTACCTTGATCTTCGTTCACTTCGTCATCCTCTCGATCCTGTTTCTCTCTCGCTTCGATCCGCGGCAGGTCGCGATCGGCGCCGGCTTGGGTATGGCGGTGAACTCCTGCTTTATGTTGGCGCAGCACTACGGCTACACTGGCATCCCCATGCTCTCGCCGTTGCCCGGCCTGTTCTACAATCGCAATATCGGCGCCGAGGCCGCGGCAATGGCACTCGCCTTGGTCGTAGGCTACCGACTCTGGTGGCTGGTCCCTGGCATCTTGCCAGTGCTCGTATTCGGTTCGCGCGCCCCTATAATTGCGCTAGGGACCGCGGCTGCGTTCGCTGTCGGCCGGCGTTCACCGTTTCTCGGCATCATGACCTTTCTCGGCGGGGTGCTCTTTGTCGTGACCTGGATGCACGACTATGGGGGTCTCAAGGACTTGACCCAGCGGGTTGTGACTTGGGAAGACATGCTGCCGGCGCTGCGTCCCTGGGGTTGGGGGATAGGCTCGTTCATTCACGACTTCCCGCTTTATCAGCGCCACACGTCGGCCCTAACGCTTCGGTTCGAGAATGCCCACAACGACTTCCTTCAGCTCGTCTTTGAGCTTGGACTCGGAGGACTGCTCGCCGCTATCGCCGTGGCTGTCCAGCTCTGGCGCACCGCGCCGTCACCCGCCTGGTATGCATCTGTGGTCTTTCTGGTGGAGGGTTGCTTTGGATTCCCGCTTTATGAGCCTGTTACGGCGTGCATCGCTGCTGTCTGTGCGGGTCGCCTGTTTGCTGAGCATGTTGCTGTTTTCGACCTGCTCGCTGCTTGGGGACCACGAGTATGGGCTTGGGCTTCTGACCCACGACATGCGCCATTTCCTTTTGGCAAGCCGGCTCTTTCCCGAGATCAGATCCTACAGATCGGGGCCCGCTTACGCCGGAATAACCTTCGGCGATCCGAAAGTCGCGATACCCTTGATCGAAGCGGCTTTGCGGCATGACCCCTACGCCCCGGACCTGTGGTACGGGCTGGCCCGGATGCAGTTGAAACTTGGGGATGAACCGGGGTATAATGCGGCACTGACGCAGCTCAAAAAGCTGACGCCTGGGCTTGATTACCGCGTGGTCGCGGAACATGGAGGGGGTTAGCTATGCTGCGTAAATTGATGGTGGCAGCGTTTGCGCTGTTTCTCGCTACTTCCTCTTGGATCAGTTTGCGGGCTGCAAACATCCCTCTCATTTCGGGCACGTCGACTCCAAGTGCGGCAGCGTGTAGCGAGGCGAGTCAGGAAGTCGCGTGTCTCAACGCCCTCATCAACCAGATCAATACCGGTGTCGCCGGCTATTACGCTGCGGTGATCGGTCCGGCGACGACGAATACGGCGGTATCGCAGACACTGGGCTCGATCTCGATCCCGACTTCGACTCTTTCAGTACCGGGCCAAGCCATCCACGCGCACTGCTACGGGCTAAGCAGTTCCGATACGGTGTCGAAAACGATCAACCTTTCTTTTGGTTCGTTTACGGTTTCAACAGGTCCTTTCGGAGCCAACGTAGCCAATAATGCTTGGGAGCTTGAACTGCTCGTGACTGCAGCGACGTCGACCAATACGGTCGGCTTCGGCCGCGGCAGCATCCAGGCTCCAGCAGCGACCGCGGGCAACCTCGGCGGCGGTGCGACCACCGTAACACCAGTTGCAACGAACGATCTGATCGACCTTCTCACGGCGCCAATCACAGTCAAGTGCGCGGCTTCGGAGGGAGGGAGCGTGGCATCGACCACGATGGAAAATCTCTACGTTGAACAGGTGAAGTGATGGCACGACA